GAAGATGAATGCCGCAAGTTATGGGACGAACACTGCGCAAGGCAGAGGAAGTTGGAAGAGGAAAGAGAGAAAGCGTTTATAGGCAATGCAAAACCCTTGCAAAAAACATCCGGTGACCGGCAGGCCGTGCAGTCTACTACCGGCCGATAAAAACAACGACGATTGCGCGGAGTGTATATACCGCCTGGCTTACGTCAAAAGCCTGGACTTCGGGCGTGAGGTCCAGGTGGAGTTCCGTGAGGGGCGGGCATACATCGACGGGCGGCCGGTAGCCTTGCCTAAAAACAGGGAGATGACCGCCAGGGATCCCAAAAACTCAGGGCGCCCACTGCCACCAAAAGAATTGCCCTGTATGTTCCCCGGATGCAGGGAGAAGGTGTCTCGCGGTGAGTACTGCTCGTATCATTCAAAAATTGTATGGCATCGCAAGTATTACGGGTGGCCGAAAGAGCATTGGCACGATCCTGTTGGGCGAAAAGGTCAAAGATGGGCGCAGTTGTAAACATCCAGAAGCCACCACAAGCGGTGGAGATAGAACAAAGCGTTTTAGCGGCAGGCCTACTTGGTGCAGCTACCGAGCTTGTCTATGAGCTGGATGAGGGTGATTTTTACACCTTCAAACATCGGTTGATCTTCAAGACCATGCTTGAGCTTTGTAAAGCAAACATTCCGGTGGAACTTGTGACAGTTGTGGAACACCTGCGTGACACCGGTAATCTTAGCCGGGCCGGCGGAGCTGCCTACATTGCGGAGCTTATCGATAACATTCCCGCCTCAACAAGCCTGCACGGGCATATCGAGATCTTGCGGAAAAAGCGCAATTTGAGGCGCCTGCTCACGGTTTGCGAGCAGACAATTAAGCGATGCCAGGTCGGCAGGGAAGGCTACGACGATATCATGGACGCGGCCCAGGCTGGGATCATGGAGGCCACTGCAACGGCTACCACTGCTCAATTTGTGACCTATGAGCAGTTGGCTGAGACCATGCCGGAGCAGTGGGAAGACCTGGACCGCATGCCGCCGGCGCTGAAGACCGGGTTTTACCGGGTAGATCAGCATATGGGCGGGTTATACCCTACCGACCTAATTGTCCTGGCTGCCCGGCCAGGTATGGGCAAAACGGCCATGGCTATCAATATCGCCCGGCATGTTGCCGGGCAGGGGAACCCTGTTCTGTTCTTTTCCCTGGAAATGTCTGCGGAGCAGCTGTTTGCCCGTCAGGCAGCGGCCGAAGCCGCGGTTGACAGTCACAAGTTGCGTTGCGGAGGGATATCCAAAACCGAGTGGGAAAAGATAATAGACGCCTTGGAGCGGCTCCATAAGCTGCCAATCTATGTTGATGAGACCTCAATCATGCACTATCGCGAGCTGCAACGGCGTATTAGGTTTGGCGTGCAGCAGCATGGAGTCAAAGCGGTAATAATCGACTACCTGCAGTATATCCGCGGTGACGGAGACAACCAGGCACAGCGCGTAGGGTCAGTGTCCAAGGCGATGAAGGCAATCGCCAAGGAATGCAAAATTCCTGTCTTGCTGCTATCTCAGCTCAACCGCAACCTGGAGCAGCGCGAAGACAAGAGGCCGCGCCTGTCTGACCTGAAAGAATCAGGGTCAATCGAAGAAGACGCGGATGTCGTGATGTTTCTATATCGCGACGCTTACTACAACCCTGGGTCCAATGAGCATGAGGCAGAGCTCGAAATAGCTAAGCACCGACACGGTCGGAGTAAGGCCACAATACCGCTAACCTGGATCGGTTGGCGGTCAATGTTTGAAGATGCGGAGTAATCTCATGAACAACATCAATGCCGCTGTTTCAATCGTAGTTATTGCCATGGCCGTGATTGCCCTGTGTGCGATCGTCCACTCACGTAACGAGATCCGCCTGATGCGTCAGGAGATTGAGTATAGGCAGCGTCAGGTTGAAGCATTGACGGCCATTTTGTCGGATCGGCGTTTAGAGATAAACCGGCGAAAATCTTTTTGGGTTGCCGGCCCGCTGCATGGAGCAGCCGGGGAATCAAGCAAAAAACTCAACGAAAGGTTTATATCGGGCATTGATGACCTAAAAGGGAAAGCTAGCTTGGAATAAGCAAAATGGATGACCTTTAACCCCCGCAGGGCCGGCAACAAACTAACAGGAGAAACGATATGAAGGCAGCTCGATACAACGGTAGGGTTGTCACAAGAAAACATTTGATGGGTTTGCCCAAAGGGCAGCTTGTTAAAAATTTTATGGAGTTGCTCCGGGTTTATAACAACCTTTGCGAGATCCGTGATTGTGAGAACTGTACGTGTTTTGTGGAGGAAAACGAATGCCCGAAGTTCGGGTTTCTTCGGGCAGTAAAGGGAGGGCAGGATGTCACTGGAAGCCAGCATTAAGCATCTATTGCGAATGGAACTGTACCAGGTGAGGGATCGGATCATCGAGGCCCTGGGCGAAGAGATCAACGAGCTGTCGGCCAGGGTGAAACGATTGGAAAGCACTATCAGGAAGCAGCACGATGAAAACGAAAGCTTGGATCGGAATTGACCCGGGTGTGACCGGCTCCGCGGCGCTGGTTACCCGGGATGGTGATATCCAGGGAATACTGGACTGGCAGGGGATCGATCATGCACGAGAAATCCTTGAGCAGTGGGTTGACTTGTATTCGATCGAGGCTGGCGCGATCGAAAAGGTCAACGGATTTCCGCGCACCGATGGCGGTAATCGCCATATCGTATCGATAAACAAGCTGATGCGAAATTCCGGTCAATGGGAGGGGTTGCTGTGCGCATTGGGGATACCATACCTTCGCATCCTGCCGCAAAAATGGCAACGTGGCCTGGTGAGCAAAAGCCTAGGGCCCTCACCGAAAAAGCGGTCATTAGCGGCTGCGCGAAGCATATTTAAGAATCAGCGCCGGTACTTCGTCCGAGAGATGGACCACAACCGGGCCGATGCTGCGCTTATTGCTCTGCATGCGACAAACTATAATCGGCGGAAAATTGAGCTTATCCGTAGGTTGGAAGGAGATCATTGATGCCGCTATCACGACCAGATTGGGATAGTTACTTCATGGCTCTGGCTGCTCTGGTGGCAAAACGGTCGACCTGCCTGCGTCGTGCGGTTGGAGCGGTAATTGTTAACCACCACAGGATATTGGCCACCGGTTACAATGGGGCTCCGTCGGGTATCAGGCATTGCGATAAAACCGGTTGCATGCGTCGCAACCTACAGGTGCCCTCCGGGGAGCGTCACGAGCTGTGCCGGGGAGTGCATGCCGAGCAGAACGCTATCATTCAGGCGGCGTTGTATGGTGTCAGGGTGGGCGGGGCAAGTATTTACTGCACAAACGAGCCGTGTTCCATCTGCGCTAAAATGATCATCAATGCAGGGATAAAACAGGTTTACTATTGGGCTGAATATCCAGATCAGATGGCGCGGGATATGTTTGACGAGGCAGGTGTTAAGACTTACCGAGTGGGAGGTGAATCATGAAATGCTTTTTTCATGCAGCAGATTTGGACGGACATTGCTCAGGGGCGCTGGTAAAACTGTGGTATTCCGAATGCGAGATGTTCCCGATTGACTATGGGGACCCGTTCCCATGGAAAGAGATCAGCAGAGGCGAAGAAATTTTCATGGTGGACTTTTCACTGCAACCATTTGACGAGATGCTTGACCTCGACAGAATATGCCATTTGACTTGGATAGACCACCATGTTTCAGCAATCAAGGAATATGAAGCTGTCCTTGATAGTGGATACAAGCCAAGGATGGAAACAATTTTGTCGAAGGATGAACGCGCTGCTTGCGAGCTTGTGGCGGATTACATTGTGCCGGTTAAGAATCAATCATCTGAAATGTTTTTCGTCACCAGGGCATTGGGCCGGTACGATGTTTGGGATAAGCAGGGATGTGGCAGGATATGGGATTCCATAATCTTGCCGTTCCAGTATGGTATGAGATTACGTGATACCATGCCAACTACAGACAATGCCATGTTGTTTTGGGAGAATATCCTCATGATGGATGATGGCCCTTGTGGATACGAGACAATTACTGATGTTGCCGAAATCCTGGAGCGCAAGTTTGATTTTATGCCAGCATCAGTTTGCACCGCTGCAGACGTTCATGCGCGAGATATCGTCAACGAGGGCCGAGTAATTCTGCAATACAAAGCGCAGGAGAGCAAAACCCTCTGTAAGCAATATTCGACCGAAGTCGTTCTTGACGGTTTACGCTGTATCGCTATCAATGCGCCCAGGATAAACTCTGAAACGTTTGAGTCGGTCTGGAATCCGCTAAAATATGATGCCATGCTGTCCTATTATTGGCGAAATGATCAGTGGTCGGTTGTCCTTTTCACCGACAAGCCCGAAATTGATCTTTCTGAAATATGTAAAGCCCATGGCGGAGGTGGCCATAAAGGGGCTGCTGGCTTTCAATGTGATGAGCTACCGTGGGATCCACTACTGGAAGGGTTGCAGGATTTGCGGAGGGCTAATCGATGAATTGCCCCCTTTGCCGGAAGAAGGGGATAAAATCCGTGCTTAAAGTGCGGGGTGGAACCTACACTCCGGACCCGGACCAGCTTTACCGGGAGCGCGTGCTGTATTGCCCGAGTCCGGGGTGTCCGTTTGTGGTGAAAACGTTTGAAAAGCCAATAGCAGGATCTCGTTTTCATGACATGCGAATCATTCCTGCCAGTAAGAATCTTTGATTTGTTCGGCGTATTTTTCTGCTTCATCTCTATCATTAAATTTTTTTAAAAGTATTATTCCTTTTCCCGGGTGCAAACAAAATTCGCGGAACCCCCCCTTCCGCGAATCCCACCCTTGATCCAGAACTCCTAAATATCCCTATTACATAACACAAGATATTGTACCGAATCCGTGAGGCCAACCACAAGGGAGTGTGTACGATGGCCAAGAATAAACAGGGCTCTGGTAAGCATCCGGGCGGTCGGCCGACCGAGTACCGCGAGGAATACGCGCGGATGGCCTACGTAGCCTGCACAGAGGGCGGATTCACCGATGTTAAGTTGGCGAAATTATTCGGTGTTGCAAAGCAGACCATCTACAACTGGAAACGGGAACACCCCGAGTTTTTGGACTCCATAATTCGGGGCAAGGATGAGTTTGACGTGGCTAAAGCCGAGGAGTGCTTGCTCAAGCGTGTCACGGGCTATCGCTACACCGAGGTTACCAGGGAGCGAAATGACCAGGGACAGATGGTCGTGAGCAAGAAGGTCGGCAAACACATTCCGCCGGACGTCAAGGCGATCACGTTTTTCCTGATTAACCGCAGCCGGGATGGCCGGTGGCGCAGGATACAGAGCGTCGAGGTTACAGGCAAGAACGGCGGGCCGCTGGAACACAGGCATAGCGTGGATGATCCCGAGGTATGGAAATCGCTGATTGAGTCAGTGACCACCAACACCAGTACAGGGCGATTACCCAACGGGCGAGGCGATGACTACGAGACGCAGGAAACTTCGGCGGAGGAAAACGACCGAGGAACTCCAGGCGAGTAGTCGTATCGAGGTCATAGAAAGGTTCAGCGATAAATGGTGGCGGATAAACAACCTGTACTACATCCAGGACGAGCAGGCCAGGCGCGTCAAATTTGTCTGCAATCCACTCCAGCGCAAGCTTTGGCAGGACATGTGGTATTGCAACATCCTACTCAAGGCCCGGCAATTCGGCGGTACCACATTTATCGACATCTTGTTTTTGGACGACTGCCTGTTCACATCCAATTTGGAGGCCGGGATAATCGCCCATATCAAGGACGACGCGAAAAAGATATTCCGGCGCAAGATCAAATATCCCTACGACAATTTACCGCTTGGCCTGCGCGAAGCTGTGTATTTGATTACCGACACTACCCAGGAGCTCCAGTTCTCCAATGGATCATCCATATACGTAACAAATTCCGTGCGCTCTGGAACAGTCCAAAGACTGCATATCTCCGAGTACGGCAAAATCTGCTGCAAGTATCCAGACAAGGCCGAGGAAATCAAAACAGGATCTCTCAATGCCATTCACCGCGGCAATATCGTCTGGATCGAGTCAACGGCGGAGGGACGGTTCGGCGATTTTTTCGAAAAGTGTCAGGCCGCCCGCAAGCGCAAAGAGCAGGGCAAGCCACTGACGAAACTCAGCTACGAGTTTCATTTTTTCCCTTGGTACTGGGACAAAAAGAACGCGCTACCGGACTACGAGGTGCCGTTAGTCACCATCAGCCCGGAGCTGGAGCGATATTTCGAGGAGCTGGAGGCACGCAAGGTTCCGAACATCAACGGCAAGCCCCACAAGTTCAGCCCAAACCAAAAAGCCTGGTACGCCCAAAAGCTGGACGAGCAAGGGCAGGACAAAATGTATCGTGAATTCCCCTCAACTCCGGATGAGGCGTTCAATGCCACCATTGAGGGTGCGTATTATGCCAAGGAAATGACGTACTTACGCAAAAACAACCGGATTACCAGGGTTCCCTGGGAACCGTCAGTGCCGGTCAATACGTTTTGGGACCTGGGCATGCGGGCCTATACGGTCATTATTTATCATCAGCGCGTGGGGCTGGAAAACCGCATTATCGATGTTGACTGGGACAACGAGGACGGCCTGCCGCAATACGTTAAGCTCCTGCAATCCAAGGGCTACATCTACGGGAAACACATCCTGCCACACGACGTTAAACACCGTTCGTTGCTCTCAGCCACGGCAAAAACCAGATTGCAAAAGCTGCGTGAGTTAATGCCAAACGAGCACATCGAGGTTGCTCCCGGACCTACTGAGATGAATTTGGCAGAGGGAATCCAGGAGACTAAGGATTTCCTATTAACCTGTTGGATTGACGAGGAAAAATGCGACAAGCTGATCCGCGCCCTAGACGGTTACCGACGCAAACCCAATGAGCTCCACGGCGGATTCCACTCATACCCCGTTGAGGACTGGTGCTGCCATTTCGCGGACGCCATGCGAATGGGCGCAATTGGCTATACCCCGACAACGACAACCAAGCGTCGGCGCCGGCGAAAACGAACGGCAATGGTGGTGTAACCATGGAGATAGTCAGAGAGATCAAATGGGACGATGAGGGCGATCCTGTAATGGTGCTGAGCAAGCGCGGCCAGGTCAAGACCGCCTATATCATCGACAAGTATCCAACCAGGACGTTTGCTATCCGACTCAATGACGCCTGGATGTTCTCCGAGGAGCACAACCCGAACTTTATCCAGACCATGTACGGCGTGTGTCGGTTTTTATGCGAATTGTGGGACCTGGGCCTGCCTACGACACGGCGTATGGCCGAGCTGGCAACCATTATCCAGTCGGCCCTGGATGATCTGCTGGCAGCCAAACCAAAACCGGAGATCACCGAGACCATAGGTGAAGTCAAAATCACGGTATCTGGTCCTAATGACGACGGCAGCCAGACGTTTGTCAACGACCTGGTAGTCTCCAGACTGGTGGACGACAAGGATCTATAGATGGCTGATTGGTCACATATTAACGACCCTGATCTCGACGCTGGCGTAAGCCTGGACGAAGAGCTCGAGGACCTGCCGCAGGATGTTAGGCGCGAGGCCAAGGCGTCTGAGTCAAAAAAGCATCCCTTGGACGACGATAAGGCCCAACGCAGGTTTCGGCGCGTGTGGTCCTGGTGGGCCTACGAGCGCATCAGGCAAATGGACAATCGCGCCGAACGCATGCTGGCCCACGAGTTCCGGGACCATAACCAGTGGTCGGACGACGAAAAATTTGAGGTTGAGGACCGCGGCCAGGATCCGACTGTCTTCAACCTTGTCAAGCCCGCCCTGGAGTGGATCTCCGGGACAGAGCGCAGGACCCGTGTTGATTACCTGATCCTGCCTACCAAGCCGGAGGGTGCTAAGGCGGCCGAAACCAAAACCAAGGGATTCAAATACGTCACGGAGGTCAACAACTCCCGATTTTCAGTCAGCCAGGCGTTTGACGATGCTATCACGTCCGGCCTGGGGTGGATTGAGATAGGCATTCGGTCTGACGATGCAGACGAGCCCATCTATATCGGCTACGAGGACTGGCGCAACGTCTGGCACGACAGCCACGCCAAAATGCTCGACCTGTCAGACGCCCGGTACATATTCCGAGCCAAATGGATCGATTACGACATCGCCGTGGCCATGTTCCCGGACCGCAAGGATGCTATCCGGGCGGCCCTGGCCGAGAGCGATGAGCGGTTTGCGGCAGACCATGACTACCTGGACGACGATCTTGACAAATGGGATTCGGGCGATCTGGACGACCTTGACGGTGTCTATGTTTTGCCCGAAGCCCGCCGGCCGCGTGTACGGTTGGTGTCATGCGAGTATAAGGTGCCGGCCAACGTTAAGGTCATACGCAGCACTGACCCTGATGATGATTTAGGCAGCCTGGAGGGCACTGAATACGATCCCGATAACGAATTTATGGCTGAGCTGGTCAATGGCGGTCATGCGACCATTGTCGATGCCGTCCGAATGACCATGCGCAAGATGATTTTCTGCGGCAAGTATGTGTTGCAGGATTCGGTACGGCCATACAACCACGGCATGTTCTCCCTGGTGCCCATCTGGGGTTATCGCCGTAAAAAGGATGGCATGCCCTATGGGGTTGTCCTGGGCATGATGGACCCGCAACGGGATTTCAACAAGCGGCTGTCCAAAGCCCGGTGGATATTATCATCCAACCAGGTGATGTACCAGAAGGGCGCAATCGAGGATATCGACGAATTTGTTGATGAGCGCGACCGTCCTGACGGGGCCATGGAGGTCAATGACATCAATGGCGTTAAGCTCAGAGATCAACTTCAACTTGCCCGAGAGCACGTCATGATCATGGATCTGTGCAAATCCATGATCGAGTACGTCTCCGGTGTCACACCAGACAACCGAGGTATCCCCACCAACGCAGTATCTGGCGAGGCCATCCGGGCCAGGCAAGAGCAGGGCCACGTTATGACCGGCCCGCTGTTTGACAACTACCTTCTGGCATTCCAGCAGGCCGGCCGGATCATCCTCAGCCTGATGGAGCAGTACTGGACAGACAAAAAGACCCTGCGGATTACCGGCATCAAACAGCAAGGCAAACCTTACGAGTTCGTCCGTATCAATGACGGCCTGCCGGAAAACGACATCATGGCCAACCGGGCTGACTTTGTCGTGTCCCAGGACGCTTACCATGCCTCCCTGCGTCAAGCCATGTTCGAAGAGTTTGGCCGGTTGCTCGACAAGCTGCCGCCGGCAATTGCGATCCTGTTGCTCGATTGGTGGATTGACCTGTCCGACTTGCCCGGCAAGGAGGTCGCGGTTGAGAGGATCCGTCAATACAACGGCCAGCAGGATCCAAGCGAGGACCCGGACGATCCTGAAGTCCAGGCCCGACGTAAAGCCGAGCAGGCGTTACAGCAGCGCCGGCAGGCCATTGAGGACAAGCTGATGCAGCTGGAGATTGATCTCAAAGAGGCCCAGGTGACCAAGGACCAGGCCCAGGCGCGGAAATTGATAGCCGACGCCAGGGCGCGTCTGGCTGAAATCGGTGCGAAGCAGCAGGACCTGCGGATCAAGAAGGCAGATACCCTGCACAAGATAGAGGCGAGCGAGAGAGCGGCGCAAACAAACAACATAGGAGGTTAAATCATGCCAAAATCATTGAATATTTGTGACGCCAATGGAGCAGAGGAAAACATCCGCGACCTGGAAAAATTCGGAGACCCTGACCAGTGGGCATGCCTGTGCAAGGCATGGTCGCATGAGGAAGGGTGGATGAAATCCACCAAGGTGCTCAACATCGACAACGGCGGATGCCTGGTGCTGGTTACCACTCAACAGCGCAATCCGGACGGCAGTTATGCTTTGTCCGATGCCCTCGCTTACGTCCCTGACGCCTCAATTGTCCAGGACGTGGAATCCGGCCGGCGGTTTCTGGTGGCCACCGATCATGTCATAGCCAACATGGTTGATAGCCCTCCTGTCCCCGAAGACGACGAAAACAAAGGCCCCGAGGACTCTGGCCCTGGTCAGGACCAGGACCCGGTAAACCTGGCCGACGGAAGCCACGGAGACAGAAGTAACGATTAACCGGAAATTGAATAACGAGCAATAACGGGAGGTTGTAACATGGTAGCCACTGCGGCAACCTTTGATCAAGCGATTGACTGGAGAGATATTTTCTCACCCTTGCACCGCTTTTTGGCGTTTTTGCGCCGTGTAGTCATGCCGGCAGGCCTGACCGACGACGACAAGGACGGCTTGTCGGAAGAAGAACTGGCGGCCATTGAGGATGAAGACTCCGAGACATCGGACGGTGATGACGGGTCAGAGCCACCGCCCGGTGATGATGACGGACCACCGCCAGAGGACGGTGGAGACAAGGACGACAAGGACGGTGGAGATAGTGGAGCCGACGACAAAGACGGAGATGATGAGCCCTCCGGAGACAAAGACGGGAAAGGCGCTGCCGACGATGACGGCGAAAGCACTCACGGGGATGGTGACGACACTGATGATGGCGGCCAGGTGGATGATGGCGAAAAGGAGACAAGCAGCCGGGATGACATCATCCAACAGCCGATAGTACCGACGCTGCCAGGCGTTGACCCAAGCGAGCTGCAACAGGCCGAGGACGCCTACAAGGAAGCCAGGAAGAAATTCGAAGACGGCGAGATCGACTACGTTGAGTACGAGGAAGTCAAAGACCGGTACAACCGTCTCAAGTGGAAGGCAGAGGATTCTCAGGAATTAAATACTGCCGTACGCGAGACATTGTGGCAGCAGGAGCAGAAGCGGTTCTACGATGACAACCCTATGTTTATCGAAAACCCGGTGGTGAACAGAGCATTTGTGGCCGAGGTCAACCGCTTGCTTGCTGAAATCAACCAAGCGGTTGAGTCCGGTGACACCAGCAATGAAATGGTGACATGGGACGACAGGACGCTGCTCAACAAGGCCAAGGAAAATCTGGAGCCTGGCTTGCGGGAGTTGATTGGTGATCGCAAAGAAAGGCGTGACAAGCATGAAACCCGCAGGGAAGCCGCCAGGGAAAAGACAAAAAGGGACTTGGCCAATAACCCGAAGGACCTGGCAGGCATTCCAGAGGCGGATGACAACAACGACGATGACGAGTTTGCATGGCTCGATAAGTTGGAGGGGGAGGCGTTTGAGAAGGCATTAGAAAAGCTTACCCCCGCACAGCTTGAGCGGTACGAAGACCGCTAAGTTTTAGCCGAGAGATGGCTTTCCGGTTCAATTATAGCCGGGCCGGTTCAAATCATAGCTGGCTGCATGGCCTATTCGGCGGACTCAAAAGAAGTGCTTTTTTGAGACAACCAAATAGCTACGCACACGGAAAGGAGTTGGGAAAATGCCAGCTACAATAATCAGGGCCGGAGACCCGAAAGCTGTCAAGAAGTATTCGGCGTTCCTTGCAATCGATACGCCGAAGAAAATGTATTGGTCACGATTTTTGGGCAAGGGAGAGAAGTCTTCCATGCCTTTCCAGATGCTCAAGGACCTGGAAAAGGATGCAGGCGATGTCATCACCTACGACCTGACCATGCAGATGACCATGCAGCCGGTTGAGGGAGACGAGACCCTCGAAGGCAAAGAGGACAGTCTGCGATTTTACTCCGACGAGGTCCGCATCGACCAGTTGGCCGGCGGTATCAACACCGGCGGGCGGATGACCCGCAAACGGACCGTTCACAACCTGCGGAAATTGGCACGTCGTAAGCAAAGCGACTGGTGGGCCAGAGTGTTCGACGAATACGCCTTTATGTATGCATCCGGTGCCCGCGGTATCAATGCCGATTTTGTGTTCCCGACAAGCTACACCGGATTTGCCGGCAACCCGCTGACAGCTCCTGACAGCGAGCACATCATCTACGCCAATAAAAAGACCAAAGCCACCCTGGCTGCAACGGATACTATGACCCTGACCGAGATTGACCGGATGGTGGCCCGGGCCGAGATGATGGGAGGCGGTGCTGGTGGCGGAGCCGCTGGGACCGACGGTAATACGCAGACCCCGCAGATTCAGCCAATCAAGGTCGGATCTGAAAAGCACTACGTGCTGGTCATGAACCCGTGGCAGGCGTTCGATCTGCGTCACAGCACCGCAACAGGCGATTGGCTGGACATCCAGAAGGCTGTTTCGGCTGCCGTTGGCACCAAGAGCCCGATCTTTACCGGCAAGCTCGGTATTCACAACGATGTTGTGCTGCACAAGCATCGCAACGTCATCAGGTTCAACGACTATGGTTCCGGCGAAAATGTCGAGGCTGCCAGAGCCCTCTTCCTGGGAGAGCAGGCCATAGTCATGGCTTTTGGTTCGCCCGGTACGGGCCTGCGGTTCCAGTGGCACGAAGAAACCGAAGACCGGGGCCGCAAACTGGTCATTACTTCCAGCACTATCGTTGGTTGGAAGAAGGCCACCTTTAACGGCAAGGACTACGGTATTGCAGTGATTGATACTGCCGCCAAGGATCCCAATGCGTAATCTAACCGGCCGGCCGATTGGGCAGGCCGCTACTTAACAAGCGAGGTGTGAAATGGCTTTGACCTACGAAAGCGATGTCATCAAGAACAGACACCTTTACCCGCCGACTTCGCCACGGTCGGCGCGTGAGGTGCACTGTCAGAAGTTCGAGGTGGAAATTACTGCCGCCCTGCAGGCGAATGATCTTATCGGTCTTGCCCCGCTTCCGGGAGACTGCATCCCGGTCGATATCGTCTACCATTCAGATGACCTGGACAGCGGCGGCACTCCGGCGCTCGTCATGGACGTTGGGGTTCTGAACACGGCCAGGGATGACCTGGTTGCAGACTCCAACCTTGTGACAGGGTCAACTGTTGGCCAGTCTGCTGGATTTCAGCGCATGAACGACTACAAGGGTGCCCTGGAAGCAGCCACATGGCTTGCGAAAAGTGATTGCCCGCACCTGGAGGATGAGAAGGTTGTTGCGGCCAAGGTCACAACTGCGCCTGCAACCGGAGCAACCGGCAAGATTCGCGGGATCTTGTTCTATCGCGCTTCTGAATTCAAGCAATAAACGGTTTGCGCCGGCACAGCTCCCCTGACTGACGTGGCGCAACCAGGCCGGCCGTGTCCACCTCCTGCACGGCCGGCCACCCCAGGAGGTTTAAAATGCTGAAAGTTTTTTTGGGCGGAACCAAAGATTCGACCTGGCGGGACTATGTGATCGAACGGTTGAAGATCGATTACGTCAACCCGGTCGTTGACGACTGGAACGAGCAAGCACGGTTGAACGAGATAGAGCAGCGGGCAAAGTGCTCTCATCTACTGTACGTGATTACACCACTGATGACCGGAGTCTATGCCATAGCAGAGGCTGTCCAGGATAGTTGCAAAAGACCAGACCAGACAATCTTTTGCGTCATTAACGATGATAACGACAAAACGTTTGATGAAAGTCAGCTCCGGTCATTAAAGGCTGTCGCGGATCTCATTGAAGCAAATGGCAGTAAGGTTTTTACCAGCCTGGACGACGTGATCGATTATCTGAACGAACAGGCAGTTGAAATTCCGCCAGACCCGACAATTGTTGAATGCCTGATAGAGCGCGACGGTCCGACCTATGTCAGGTTGCAGGGCTACCTGTATAAGTTCGAAAAAAACGAGCTGGGAGACGCTGTCTGCCGAGTGGCAAACGAGGACCACCGGCGATATCTTTGCAGCCTGCCAGAATACCGAATCTATCAGGAAGACAAGCTGCCCAAGCCTGAATTTACTCCAGAAGAATGGGAATTCATCAGAGAATGGCGGACACGGCCAGGACCTGAGTTTCTGGCTTATTACAACGGTCATACAGACCGCTTTCTTACAGCAAGCGATAAAGTGAAGCGCCTTGCCATCGAGAAATGGCAGACTCTCCTGCCAGATCATCCCTGCCCGATTGTAATTGAGGGGCAAGAACAGGCGACCACGCATGCGGAAAACGGTGGCCAGGGCAACGGTAATGACGACTACGATCCGCAATCTGTCAAAGACCTGAGCGATGAAGACCGGGCGTTTTACAACAAGTTTGCCCGTCTTGACGCTGACCAGTTTTACGAATTCATGCAAGACACTGAAAACGAACAAAAGCTGCTCGATGCGCCTGATTTCATCTACGACAAAGCGGAAGAAAAATGGAACCGTCTTGTCAAGCCGAAATACCAGAAGGATTGGCCGTTCGAGGAAGAATTTGACGATGAGGACGAGCAGGCGTCTGACAGTATCGAGGAGGCCGCAGCATGAACCTGGGCGAAATAGTGACTACAATATCAAGACGTCTTGGTGACCCGGCGATACTCAAGGCTGATATCGTCACCGAGGTCAATAAAAAACTGCTGCTTATCGCGGGCCAGGTGCGCATGCCTCCGCTTATCAAGGCCAATGAGGCAATTACGGTCAATGCTGGTGATACGTCCGTTAGCATGCCGTCTGATTACCATCATGACCTGCTTGCGGTTTGGGACAACACCAATGGCGGTGAGCCGACGATACGTCTTAACCGGTCATCCCTATATAAGTCCTACAACCGGTCTGAGACCAGTTCCCGGGTAAACGAGGTTGCCGTTGAAGGATCTGTGCTGTGGGTAAGACCCAAGGTGAGCCAGAACGTTGAGCTGCTGGTAGATTACTATCGGATGCCACAAACTTTGACCAATGACAGCGATATTCCCGAAGGAATACCTCCGGACCTTCACCATGACCTGCTTGTTTGTGGCCCGTTAGCCGAGCTGCTGCCTGATTCTCCCGATGATTACCCTGTCAAAGAGAGACGTAAATCATACAACATCGACCGTTTTGCAAACGGTATCGGAATGCTGAAGAACGTATATCCACACGCACCACGGATGCGCGTTGTGCTCCGACGGCGCGTAAGGGAGTTCTAAATGGGAACTGTGCTTGCTTCCAAGATTGCCGCTGATGCCGCTGAAGCTATGTTTGACCCTGGATACAACCGTTTTGATCAGGATGACTGGCTGAAATGGATCAACGACGGACAGGCAGAGGCGGCAATACTCAAGCCGGATATTAATGTTGAGACCGCCGTAGTGGAGTTGCAGGCAGGACCAAAGCAAGTACTTGAGGCCGGCAAGACGACCTTCATTCGGCTTACGCGCAACATGGGCGCCGATGGGCAAACGCCTGGCAAGGCGATTTTTCCGGTTGACATGGATCATTTCAGTCAGCTCAACCCGGACTGGCCCACTCATTCGACGTCTGCTGAGGTCCAGCTCTATATGTTCGACGACAAGAATCCCATGGTTTTCTGGGTATATCCCCCGCAGCCGGATACAGGCAGAGGGCAAGTCGAGCGAGTAGTTGGGGCCAAGCCTCCGGCGATTGCAAAGATCGACGACCCTATCACCATTGATGACATCTATGAGCATGTACTGCTGCATTACGTGCTCTATCGCGCTCACGCCGTCAACGCCAAGCATTCGGCCAGCGAGAAGGCTGATGCCAACCGTGAATGGAATATGTTTGTTACAGCCCTTGGCCGGCGCGACCTGACAGAAAAGGCATACGCGCCGAAACCAAAGAGAGGTACAGCAGATGCCGGTTAAATTTGTCAACGACCTACAGACAAAGATTGCAACCGTTGGAGGGATTAAGTCCACCGATACCACGGTCGATATTACCGCCGGTGACGGCGCCAAGATTTCTGCTGCGGTGAACTTTAGTAAGGGTGAATGGTGTTATGCCACCCTCAAAGACGCATCAGGTAACCGAGAAGCTGTAAAAATTACTAACGTTAGCGGGGATAAGCTTACCATTGTGCGCGGCCAGGACGGTGATACCGCAAGGGCCTGGGCCCAGAACGACATTATGGACTTTTGCCTCAACAAGGGCGGGCTCGAAGATCTTGTGAAAGAGATTGTGGCGGCCACGCTATCAAATCCTACGATATCAAGCGGAGGAATTGTTGCAACCGAGACAACAGCGCCAGCGACATCGGCCAACCAAGCCGCATGTTACCCAAAGGAAGCAGATGGCGTCACTGAAATTTTTATGCGTGGCGAATCTAATGGCACTGAAACGCAGGTAACCCAAGGCGGTTGCACCAAAATAAGGGGCGGTGTTGTAGATTTTTCTAAGAGCACAGATTATCCTGTAACAGTTGGAAGCGGAAGTAATAAGACTGTCATTAAAGATGGACTTATAGAATTGCAACAGAAATCAAGTTCAATTCCAAGATTTGATTTCTATAACGCAAGCGGGAAAGTTGTTTGGCGGGCAGGATATGATTATAATTCTGGTCAATTTGGAATCTGGCGCACCTCAGATAATGGTAGCAATTGGACATTGTCGCTCCTTATAAAGGAAAGCGACGGAAAAGTCGATGCAAATCAAGGGTTTAAGATTGCCGGCGTTGAAGTCATCGCTGCGGCAGCGGAAATCAACGCCCGTTGTCATAGTGTACCAAATACCTCATCTGTGAAATTATCTTCTACAACGGCGCTTACTGCTGATACAGATACTGACATATTAACATTAGCAATAAATGGAGTGCACAGCGGAGACGTATTATTGGTATCTTACTCTGCTGTGCTGGCAGATCTTGCAACTGATGATCGTATGTCGGGGAAATTTTGGGTGACAACAGGGGGCACAGCCACAGTAACCCGAGTACCTGATTCTGGGGCAAGTAATTGGTTATATACAAGTCACCCAGCAACTAGTAAATTTGCTAATTCTGATCACATAGGATTTACGTTTTCAAGTCCAACTGGGTTTATATATGTTACTGGGGCTGGAAACTTAGAACTAAAATTAAGAGGACGTTCTCATTATGCCCTGTCTGTTCTGAAAGATATAACTTGGCTTCAAGCGACATTCTTAAAAAAGGCCTCGTAGTGATTAGGGGAAATCTGGATGATTGGTCTCTTTAAATTTGGTGGAGCGATTCCGCGACTTGCGCCATACCTGCTATCTGAGTATCAGGCCCAAGTAGCAGATGGCTGTGACACAAGCAGGGGAGATCTGCGCTCTATACGCGCACCAAAGAAAGTGGCCAATCTATCTCTTACCAGCGTGCAGACGATTTACCAATGGTATGATGGCACAAATACCCACTGGATCGAATCAGATAAAGACCTGGACTTTGTACGCAGCCCGATTGCCAACGACAAGTACAAGCGTCTTTTCTTCACCGGTGAGAGTGAGCCACGATATTTTGCCAATGACAATATCGGCTCTCCTTTTGATCCGTCCACGGATTACATTAAACTTGGCGTTCCCGCGCCGACTGCCGCGCCAACTATAGGCAGCACAGGAGGTAGCGAATACCGGGCCTATCTATACTGTTATGTTACAAGGTATGGAGATCCAGGTAGTAATAGCCCTGTAGCCTCATTATCAACCCATAAGAGCGGCAACCGGGTGACAATATCCAATATTCAGTCGGCACCAGCCAAGCGGGCCATTGACCGCATTTGGCTGTATCGTACCAATTCAGACAGCGCGGGTAATGCTGAATTCCAATATGTGCTTGAGGCCAAGTTCTTTGATTCATCCGAGAGTTATGCCGTGGGCGATTACGTCGTTTACAGCAACCAGTTATACGAGTGCACAACTGCCCATTCAGGGGCATGGAATGCCTCAAATTTCACAGAAGGCGAAGCTGTTTCCGATGACGACCTCGGCGAATCGTTTGCC